GGCCTACTCCGGTAGCACAGGTGCAACAGCATCAGCTTACACCGCTGGTAACACAGCAACCATGGAAGGTACAGGCGGTCGCCAGATCTCTGTGCAGATCCTGAAACAGGCTGTTGAAGCCAAGACACGTAAACTCCAGGCTCGCTGGACGTTTGAAGCTGCTCAAGACGCACAGGCCATGCATGGTATCGACGTAGAAGCCGAAATTATGGCTGCTCTGGCACAAGAGATCACAGCTGAGATCGACCAAGAGATCCTGTTGAGCCTCCGTTCGTTGGCCCAGACAGAGTTCACATACAACCAAGCTACCGTTTCTGGTACAGCCACATTCGTTGGTGACGAGCATGCCGCACTGGCAGTTCTGATCAACCGTGTTGCTAACCTGATCGCACAGCGTACACGTCGCGGTGCAGGTAACTGGGCTGTCGTGTCACCTGCTTCGTTGACTGTGCTCCAGTCTGCAACAACTTCCGCTTTCGCACGTACCACAGAAGGTACATTCGAAGCACCTACCAACACCAAGTTTGTTGGTACACTGAACGGTGCGATGCGTGTGTTCGTTGACAGTTATGCCAACGATAGCACACCTGTGCTGGTCGGTTACAAAGGTTCTTCAGAGGCTGATGCCGCAGCGTTCTACTGCCCATACATTCCTCTGATGAGCTCTGGTGTTGTGCTGGATCCGACAACCTTCGAACCAGTCGTGTCATTCATGACACGTTATGGCTACATCGAACTCACGAACACAGCTTCGTCCTTCGGCAACGCGGGCGACTATGTTGGCGAGATCGCTGTTTCAAACCTGTCGTTCTCCTAAACAACTGCCCAGCGATGGGAAGTTTCAAAAAACCTCACTTCGGTGGGGTTTTTTGTTGGCTGGAAAATTATGCAAAAGTGAAGTTAGTCATAATTACTGTTGCTCGTGTAGCACATACACATCACACAGAAAGGAGACTACCATGAGCAAAACCCCTTACGAGATCCGTCTCGAAATCCTCAAGCTGGCCAATGAAGTATTGACAACACCAATCTTCCAACGGCGAGATGCATTGATCCAGGAATTCCACGCAAAATTTGAAAGCGATAATCGTTCTGCTTTCCCTACCTTGCCGGATTTTCCAACCACGGATACAGTGATCGCCGAGGCTGAAAAACTCAACAAGTTTGTGAGCAACACGCTGTAAAAAAGGGCCGCAAGGCCCTTTTTGTTTGGCTAATTATTGGTATGCCTATACGTATCAGAGATGTACACGACATGGTTCCAGAGATTTTCCAAGATCGAGATTTTGAAGCAGATCTCAATCACTACGATGTGGAAATCCTGCCTTGTTTTGGTCAGCATTCTCTACGTTACAGCACGGTACCTACCATATTCATCAACACAGAACCGGATGTGCATTCTGCCAGACAAGAATATCAGCATCTTGTTGATGCCAGGCCGTGCTCGGTATTTGCAGTCACGGCATGGAGCCGGACCAACAGTTGGGGTTTTGATCAAACGCTAGACTATCTCAGCAATGCTGTATATGTGGTCAGGAAGAATTCAGTGATGCCTCGCGTGACCGGAGGGCGTAAACGATGGACAGCCAATGCTCTTTTTGGAGGCTGGATGCGACCTCGTTTGCTCATGTTTGAATCTATTGTCAACGCCGGTGTGCTGGAAGATACACTGGTCACTTTCATGCAGAGAAACACTGATCATATCGTCGAGTGGAATGATCCTAGATACAAAAACTATCAGTCTCCTGCCCTGTCACAGTTTGATACAGAAGAGTTCCGGAATCGTGCCTATCATGACGGCAAAATCAACACCATGATCAAACTGTCCGGTAAACACGGAGCAGGGTGGATCAGCCACATCATACCCTATGAAATCTACAACAATACCATGGTCAGTCTCGTGACCGAAACAGTCAATCTTGCTGTGCCGGACACTTTTTACATCAGCGAGAAAATATCCAAACCGTTGTTCTTGGCACAGCCTTTTTGGACATACGGTTGCCAGCACTATCTCGCTCGATTACGAGAACTAGGATTCCAGACATTTGCAGAGTTCTGGGACGAGAGTTACGACAGCATATCTGATCAAGATCAGCGTGCCCGTGCCATGATCGACAGTTATCTTGAATTCCAGAAACTAGATCGTCAACAAAAGATAGACATCGTAAAAAAAACCACAAGAGTCACTGAACACAATAGGGCACTGATCAGAGATCCGCAGTTTTTGTTTGGATCTTTGACGGCAAAGATCAAGTCTCTTGCAAGTAAATAACTCATGCCCACTTTTATCACCCCTCCAGGTTTCAGCGGCCAAGCCGAACTCACAGCAGCCAACGGACTGACCATAGACAGCCAAGGTCGGTGGACTTACAATCGTTTCAATTACTCTGATGGTGCAGGATTTGGGCTCAGTCTCACTAACCCTGCTCCAACCAACGGCGGAGAACTGAGACTGAGTGCTACCAACTGGTCCATAGCCGTGGTTGGTAATACGCTGACCTCTTACACTGATCCTGACACAGGAACGACATACGGGCCAGACCGCTGTCGCATACAAGTCACTGGTCGATGGCAGGTTCCTCGCGAGCCCAATTCGGACAGTTTCAACAGCATCGGAGTGCTTTATACCGCAGCCACACACACCGACCTTGGCAATAGAGACATGTATCCGTGGCTACTCAGTTATGCCACTCCGTCAGCCATTTATGTGATACAGGGTGCCGCTGTGCAAGGAGGTGCCCAAGACACATTTTCCGCACATGAATTTTACTGCCGACTCACGGAATCGGTGGAAACAGATAATAGCAATCACCTGTTCCAGAGCAATTCCATCACACGCCCGGTGTGGGCATATACCTATGCCAAGAGTTGGCAGACTGACTGATCATAACGGCTAGTTAATATATCTCGTTTGTTTGGTAAATACATTACGCACTCTGCGTTTATGCGGAAACCACCGCGTAGTGGCTAGAACCCACATCGGACTTCTATAAGGAGAAAACAAATGGGACGTCCTCTCAAAATCAAAAAATCTACAACAATCGACATCGGTTTTCCAAACTTTGGTTCATTGACCGATCCTGTTTTTCCAACCGGCGGCACCTTGGGTGATAACGAATTCCTGGGCGTGGTTGGTGGTTCAAACACAGTCGACACAGCCACTTACCCCACGGTCAAAGTGCGGGTAAACATCACCGACAGCTACACCGGCGAAGATGATGGATATGTCATCCGCCAGAAAGGCTCGCACAAATACCTGGTCGGGACTGCCACAGCCATTGATCCAGAAAATGCCGTGGTCGGAACTGCTCTACGCATCGTGTCGTTGGGCGACACCGATTGGCAAGCCATGGGTGCATCAGATGATGCCGCAGTGGGTTCTATCTTTACCGTGATCGCGGCTGCTCCAGCCAGTACCACAGGAACCGCATCTGAAGTTGGTGTCTGTGTATTGACCAGTGACCTCACTCCCGGTGCCGGCCTGATGAGCATCAGTTATTCACAGGGCGATTCCACAGAAACCGCGGTTTCAAAACTGACCAACAAGTTTGTCACAAACTGGACCAATTTCCAGAATGCGGCCGGAACTTCATTGACTACCTATAACAGCGGAGGAGACAATGCGGGTCCTGTGGTGTATTCCGGTGAGGACAACTTCATCGCCAACTTCTTCACGGACGAAGGCACTATATCAAAATCCGGTGCCGATGATGCCACTTCTGGTGCCAGCGTCAGCGGATCTGGTACTCTGTTTGATACCTCTGGAGACTCAGAGTTGGCCATCATAGAAAAATACAACAGTTGATATTTCCATGTCGGTTCACATCCTCCCTGATACATACAGGGAGGATTTTTTATGACTGCTTTTGTACTAGGTAACGGCATTAGCCGTTCGCCCATCGATCCCGATCGTCTGATACAGTTATATCCTGTGTACGGATGCAATGCCCTGTATCGCACATTTACTCCCACGGTCTTGGTGGCCACAGATCATCCCATCAGCAACTCTATACAACAGAGTGGATACTGTCGGAACAATCGATTCTATACCCGTCGTCCGGATCCCAATCTAGGTGCACAGCGGGTACCGCAGAAGTATTTTGGGTTCAGTTCCGGGCCCATAGCCGTGGCCCTGGCCGCATTGGATGGCCATAGCCGCATCTATCTGCTGGGATTTGACATGGGGCCTACCACCACAGGGAAGTTTAACAACATGTATGCGGACACAGAATTCTATAAAACTTCGCAGAGTTCACCCACTTACTCGGGAAATTGGGTCAAGCAGATCATAGCAGTGATCAGAGATTTTCCAGATTTTGATTTCGTGCGTGTGCATGGAGATACCACGGTCGACATACCTGAATTTGCCTCGGTCAAAAACCTGCACAGATTGGCTTTTACAGACTTCGTAGACCGAATAAATACGCAAAAGGATCTATAGATGACAACCAAGCGTTTCAACGGCAACTATACCATCGTTTCTGTGGATGATACCGGAAACATGATCATCGACGTAGACACAGTCGAGGTATTTGGGAACCTCAATGTCGTTGGTAACCTGACCTATATCAACGTCACAGAACTCAATGTCACTGATCCGTTCATACTGTTGAATGCCAGCAATACCGGTGCCTATTCGGCCAATTCCGGAGTGTTGGTACACAAAACCGTGAGCGACTTTGCCGGTATCAGATGGAGCAACAGTGCTGCCTCGTGGCAGGTGTCGGGTTCTACATCGGCTTCAGGCGAAACCGGCACCTGGTTAAACTTGGTCACCAGCACCGGTAATCTTCCACCTGCCGGAGGTGCCAATACCCAGGTGCAGTACAATGACAGTGGAAATCTTAACGGTGATGCTACCTTTACCTTTGACAAAACGGTCAGCAAAGTCACCATACAAGGACACGAAGTGTTTGGCAACATTGGATCAGCACCCGTCGCGGTGGCCAACTCTGTGGCCCTGTATCACAATGCCGAAGGCGGCGGTGGTACCGGGCTGTACTTCAAGGGCGTGGCCACCGAAGACGAATTGGTCTCCAAGACCAAGGCCATAGTATTTTCAATCATATTTTAAGGATCAGACATGCCAATCACTACTGCAAGCGTATCAACCACAGTGAGCAACGTCTATGTCAGTACAGGACAGACTGCTATCACGTTCATGAGCATCTGTAACTATGCCGCGGCCAACGTGGCGGTCGAAGTGTACGTAGTACCCAGCGGAAATACCGCTGGCAACACCAACATCATACTGACCGGACTCGAACTCAATACCGCTGGCAATGCCACCGGTGACACTTATCAGCTCTACAGCGGCGGCGAAAAACTGCTGTTGGGCAACAACGACAGCGTGCAGATGGCGGCCACTGGAAACTCGGCCGTGACCGTGGTCACCAGTTATACTTCGATCTGATGGGCTACTTTGTCAAAAATCGCCGGCTCCAGAGCGGCAGTTCGGGCGTGGTCCTTCCTTCGGGCCCGTCGTCTGTGCGGCCCGCGGCCCCGACTTTTGGACTCATACGTTACAACACTGACATCGGATCGGTAGAATTCTTTGATGGCACGCAGTTCCAGACCATTGGTACCAGCGGAGAACTGGCCACGGAAGTGTACAATCTCGGTCCCGGAGATGGATCCACAGTGACCTATACCATCGGCAATAACACGGCTGTATCGGCCGCGGATCAGATCATAGTTTTTGTGGGCTCTATATACCAGCAACCGGGCACCACGTACAGCATCACTGGCGGCGGCTTTGATATCACATTCACTTCGGCACCGCCTTCGGGCGAAACTGTCAACGTGATACGGAGCATGGTGGCCCCAGGCACGCCGTAAAAATCTGCCCATAAATACCCGATAGAGGACATCAGATGGCCATAAGTCGCGTTTCGGGCAACATACTGCAGGACGATCTCCAGCGAGGTACTAACCTCAGCATCCAGGGAAATCTAATCTACTTTGACGTCACCAACAACAGAGTTGGTGTGCGTACTTCTGCACCCGAGGACGAGTTCAATGTGGTTGGCGTAGCCAATGCATCTAATGTGCGTATTACATCGGCCACAGCCAACGGTATTTTCTATGCCAACGCTGGATTGTTGGCATCGACATCCAGCGATTTTACCTGGGACGGAACAACCGTGTCAGTGACCGGAAATATCACGGCCAATTCGGGATCATTTTCAGAAACGCTGTCGATCATTGGAAATCTAACAGCCGGAAACATAGCGAGCAACGCAGAAATTTCCGCTGTCACGGCTGCGATTTTGGGTAACATAGATGCTGGCAACATCGCTACCACTGGAAACATAACCGCGGTAGGCAACATCGAAGGTGGCAATATCATATCAGACGGTGCTGTGATCGGCAATGTGACCATCGGCGGCAACCTCACCGTGGCCAATCTCACAGTCACAGATTACTTCACTGGCAACTATGTGAATATCAGCAACACTGTGACGGCCAGCGGTAACATAACAGGCCAAAACATCATCGCTAACGGTGCACTAGAAAGTAGCACCGCGTCGGTCACAGGCAACACATCGGTTGGTAATCTCGTGATTGATTCTACCACGGCCGGGCAGATACTGTACACAGACCTATCTAACAATGTGATTACCAATGCCAACCTGTTGTTTGATGGTTCCGAAATCACATTGATCGGTACAGCTAACATAGTTGGCAACATATCTGCTATTGATATCTCTCTCTCTGGTAATCTGACTGCCGCGGGTAACGTGACCGGAGAGTATCTAGTGGCCAACTCGGCTGTGATCGGCAACGTGAGCATAACCGATCTTTCTGTGGGCAATATTGATGCCACAGGATATGCAAACATCAGCGGCAATCTACAAGGTGGCAATATCTCAACTGCTAATCTGCTCGCTGCCGGCAACATTACAGTGGCATCTCTATTCTCAAATCAAGTGGTCTATGTGAATGCGACTGGCATTTTAGCCACCAGTTCTAATCTTGTGTTTGATGGATCAGATCTGTCGTTGGACGGCTCGCTGGTCGTGGACAACGTGACAATCAACGGAACATCAATAACCAGCAGTGCCAACATCACTATTTCCTCGTCGGCAAATGCAAACATACAGTTGATACCCAACGGCGACGGAGTGGTCCAGATCGTGTCAACCACGGCTCTGACCGTACCCGTGGGAAACACGGCACAGAGACCTGCTAGTCCCGATCAGGGTGCTGTGCGTTTCAATACCATAAATCTTGAACTGGAAGTGTGGGACGGCACGCAGTGGGAGACCGTGGGTGCAGACATA